CACGTGTAAACCAGCCAGCAACGCAGGGAAACTAGCTTTACAGCAGTACTGTATGAAAGAGGAGACCAGGGTAGAGGGACCCTGGGCGGATCATCCTATATATCTCGCTCGAGATTTGGCAATCATGTCAAACCCACGACCATGGCAGCAATCAGTCATGGATATCATTAAAAAAGAACCAGATGATAGGACTATTCATTGGATTTGTGATCTCGGCGGAAACGTCGGGAAGAGCAAACTTCTTAAATACCTATGCTATAATAAATTAGCCAAACGTGTCCCATTAGGGAACGCTACTCAGATTAAGACAAATGTCTTTAGTCAGGGAGCACACAGGTGCTACGTAGTAGATTTACCACGGACTACCGGTAATACCGAGTCTATGAAAGATCTAATCTCGGCACTAGAGGAGATTAAGAACGGATGGGTAGCATCAGCGATGTACGGCAAGTACCAGGAGCTTATGATGGAACCACCGCATGTATTTGTTATAAGTAACGAATACCCACCTATGAACATGATGTCAATGGATAGGTGGAAGCTATATAGCATTAATGTGAAGCCAATGCTCCTATATAAGCCATATTCACTAATAAATAAAATGGTTAGGGAAAAGTCGCCAAAGTCGCCAGAAATATTATAGTTGTTTTTCCTGATTGACAGCGAAGCGCCAAAAACAACGAACTATTGTCCGAAAAAAATTGAGGACTATATAAGGGAGGACTATTTTGTTAGTGTAAAGTCAGAAACTCAAAATGCCCAAAGGACGACCATCAAAGCGAAAACGTAGTGGAGCTTACCGCTCGACTAAAAAACGTCGCACGGTACGGAAAAAGTCGATGCGCCGGTCGCGCGCCGTGAAGACTTTTCCGAAGACGCAATTGGTAGAACTAACGTATTGCGACGAAATTGGCATCCCCGAACTTTCTGCGGGAGCGCCATACAAGTTTAGACTTAATTCTATTTTCGACCCAGATGTGACATCAACTGGTCACCAACCGCGTGGACATGATCAATGGAACGCCATTTATAACAAATATTGTGTTATAGGTGCACGGGTCACAGTGGAACCTTTATTTTCTGAAAATTATTCGAACGGCAGCTGTACCTTATTTGGGTACGTAGATGACGATTCAGCCAGTGATAATTATACTATTGCCGAGCTACGCGAACTTAATATGCCTGGTACTACACATAAGTACGTTCAACTTGGTACTGACAGTAGGGGGGTCCACAACGCAAAGCGTTCCCCGAATCTAACATTTAATGTAGGCATGAAGAAATTCTTTGGGATTTCCCGAAAAGAACAGATTATTGCACCCCGTGCCATCGGACAGGGAGACTCCGCTCTCCACAGTACTTTAACTGCACCGTTTGGATTTAATCCAGTTGCAACATGTTACCTAAAGCTTCATGCTGATAATACAGGCAGATCTACTCCACAGGTGCTTAAATGCCGAGTTACCATTAAGTATATGGTGGTCTGTCATGACCCTAAAGAGATTGGCTCTAGTTAAAAATAATAAACACCAAGCGCGAAGCGCGCCGAACCCGCGAAGCGGGCGTGGTCCCTAGGAGCGCGAGCGAAGCGAGTGGCACGCCTAACACAAATACAAAAAAAAGGATGAGTATATAAGGAACGATATATTTTATATAAAACCAGATGTCACTATGTCAACTCCAAAATCTTCCGTATGGATATTTTCTATTACTTGGTTTGCTAATCCTGACACCCAGCCCATTGCGCACAAGGCTTTTGAGAAACTGGCTAAACGCTACGTTTATCAGTACGAGAAATGCCCAAGCACCGGAAACATCCATCTTCAGGGATACGTCAACTTGTACAAGAAACAACTTGCGACAGGCAAGAAACTCGGCAGAATGCTCAACGCACTTGGACTCAACGGAGTCACGTGTAAACCAGCCAGCAACGCAGGGAAACTAGCTTTACAGCAGTACTGTATGAAAGAGGAGACCAGGGTAGAGGGACCCTGGGCGGATCATCCTATATATCTCGCTCGAGATTTGGCAAT